TTTCTTGGCGCGAAGGAAGGTGAAGGAAAGTGGGTGGGAAAGGAAGCGGAAGGAAGCCGAAGCCGATCGAGCGGAAGGTTCGGATTGGTAATCCGGGCAAGCGTGCGCTGCCGAAGAATCTCGTGGTGCTCCCGTCGGTCGAGCCGGACAACGTGCCGACGCCGACTCGTCCGCTCGGGAAGTACGGCAGCGAGATGTGGGAACGGATGTGGACGGCTGGCGCGGTCTGGCTCAAACCGACGATCGACTCGGAGTTGTTGTTGATCTGTTGTGAACTCGTTGATGAGCGGATGGTGTTGCGTGCTCGTGTGGCGCAGGATCCTTCTGCGTGGCGTGAGCGTCGTGGTCTTCGAGAGATCGATCGGCAGATAACATCGATCCTGAGTGATCTCGGGTTCTCGCCGACGGAGCGTGGGAATCTTTCAGGGGAAGGAGCATCTGGAAGTGGCTTCGCGGAACTCCACAAGCGGATCGCGCAGAAGCGCGCTGGATCCGAAGGCTAAGTGGGAACCGGCGTTCTACACGCCGAGGAAGAACTCGCCGTCGGATGGTAATGAGATCATCGACTTCGCGTTCGATCATTTCACGGTGCTCAAAGGGTTCCGTGCCGGTCTTCCGTTGGACTTCACCGATTGGCAGAAGTGGCTGCTCCGTTCGTTGTATGAGCGACGCGACGATGGGCGTCTCCGGTTCCGTCGAGCGTTGATCGGTCTTCCCCGTAAGCAGGGGAAGTCGTTGCTCGGTTCGGCGATCGCCGTGTACGGGATGGTCGCTGGTGAGGCTGGTGCCGAGATCTATGCGGTCGCCGGGGATCGGCAGCAGGCGCGGATCATCTTCAACGAAGCGAAGCAGCAGGTATTGAACTCGCCGGTACTGTCGAAGGAGTGCAACGTGTTCCGCGACGCGATCGAGATGCCTCGCTTCGGTTCCGTGTTCCGTGTGTTGTCGTCGGAGTTTCGTGGGCAGGCTGGTCTGAATCCGTCGCTCGTCTTGTTCGACGAACTCTGGAATCAACAGTCCGCCGATCTCTACGATCAGATGACGCTCGGTTCCGGTGCACGTCTCGAACCGCTCGTCGTGTCGATCACGACAGCCGGTTACGATCTCGACTCTCTCTGCGGTCAGTTGTATCAGTACGGAAAGAGTGTCGCTGCCGGGGAAGTTGATGATGATGCGTTCGGGTTCTGGTGGTGGGAAGCGAAGTCGGACTGTCGCATCGACGACCGTCGCCAATGGGCGATCTCGAATCCGAACGTCGCCGAGGGACTGCTCGATCCCGAGGATCTCCTGACCGCGACGAAGCAGACGTCCGAGATGGCGTTCCGCAGGTGGCGTCTGAATCAATGGGTTCGTTCGCAGGAGTCGTGGCTCCCGATCGGCGCGTGGGAACAATGCTTCGGGGAAGTCGAGTTCGATCGGCACGATCCGATGTTCGTCGGTATTGACATGGCGTTGAAGCACGACTCGATCGCGATCGTTCAGGCGCAGAAGAACGAAGATGGGAAGTTCGCGCTCCGTGCTCGGATCTGGCATCCGTCCGATGAGGGTGTTGATGTGGCGGACGTCGAGTCATACCTTCGTGGGCTGCACCGCGAGTTCAATGTCGTGGAGTTCGCGTATGATCCTGCGTTCTTTCAGCGGTCGGCGGAGATCCTCGCGGACGATGGTCTTCCGATGGTGGAGTATCCGCAGAGCAGCGCACGCATGATCCCTGCCTGTGGCAACGCCTATGAACTGATCGTGTCTGCTCGTGTGGTGCAGGACGGTTCGCCGACGTTCACGGATCAGGTGCTCTCGGCAGCGCAACGGATGACGGAGAGCGGTTGGCGTCTCTCGAAGGGAAAGTCGAAACGCAAGATTGACGCCTGTATTGCTATGGTGATTGCGCTGGATCGAGCGAACTCGCGACCGAGAACTGGAACGGAGCCACAGGTCATCAATGTCTGGGATTAGGAAACTCGCGAAACGGGTGTGGAGTCGGCGTCCGTCGTTCTCGACTCTCGCCGAGGTTGCAGGATTCATCGCGTTGGTGTACGGCGTTGCACTATTCTCCACACCGGTTGCGTTCATCGTGGGCGGAATACTTCTGATTGTGGCAGGTGGGTTGGCAGCGTGAGCGTGTGGAGAAAGTCCGAGAGCCGTGCGCTGCCACTCTCGATCGACCCTTATCAACTGTCTGCGCGTCCGGCGTTGCCGAACTACTCCGGTGAACTCGTCGATGAGGTGACGGCGTTCGCGGTGTCTGCCGTGCTCGCGAGCGTCTCGATTATCGCGGACTCGATCGCGTCGATGCCGGTCGAGCGGATCCGTGACCGTGGTGGTCGCGTCGAGAAGTTGCCTACACCGTCGGTGTTCGAGCAGCCGAACGATCAGCAGACGATGTATCAGTTCGTTCATCAGGCGACCGCGCTGATCGCGTTGCACGGTGTTGATTACATCTATTGCCCGAAGGGATCGTCCGGTCTTCCTGTCGAGATGCGGAATCTCGCTCCACGTCTCGTGAACGTCTCGCTCGCCGAGGATGAGTTGATCTTCCAGTACGGGAAGACGAGTTTCACGAAGGAGCAGGTGAAGCAGGTTCCGTGGCTGATGCTGCCGGATCGTCTCCGTCCGATCTCGCCGTTGGAGTCGCAACGGAACACGATCGGCATGGCGATCGCGATGGATCGGTTCCTTTCCCAGTTCTACGGTGAAGGTGCGACGCCGAGTTCGGTGCTCGAAACGGATCAGGCTCTCTCGAAGGAATCCGCCGAAGTGCTCCGCGACACTTGGGAAGATTCGCACTACAAGCGTCGCCGTCCGGCTGTTCTGACGAACGGATTGAAGTGGCGACCGGTGACGACGAGCGCAGCCGATATGCAGATGTTGGAGCATCGCGAGGCGATCGTGCGCGACATAGCACGGACGTACCGTGTTCCGCTGCATCTGATCAACGGAACCGGTGGCGATTCGCAGACGTATCAGAACGTCGAGCAGGCTGGTATCAACTTTGTCCGGTACACGCTGCTTCCGTACATGAGACGACTCGAAGACGTGTTGTCGTCGACGCTTCCTTACGGGCAGCGGATCCGGTTCAATGCGGACGAGTTCCAACGTGCGGATCTCGGCACACGAGTTCGAGCGCAGCAAGCGATGATCATGTCCGGCACGCTGACGCCGAACGAAGCGCGTCACATGGAGAACCGCGAACCGTATGAGGGTGGCGATCAGTTCATCCTCGGCATCGCTGGTGCACCGGTCGCAGGCGTCGAGGGTGGGGAACTTCCGACTCTCGGCACGGATCGGGAGCCACCGCTGTAATGCCATACGGAATCTCTCAGAATCAGCCTGACTGCTCTGAATGGGCGACTGTTGTCGTGCTCGGCGAACGTGTCGAGACGATCGGTTGCCACGTCTCGAAACAAGATGCCATTGATCAGATGGTCGCAGCGTCGATCGCTGAGGACATGAGACCGCTCGGCGAAGTCCGAGTGCTGCCGGACAACTACCGTCCTGCACTCTCTGATGACGTCCCCGAGGGACGAGCCTGTGGGAACTGTGCCTACTACGACGAAACGAATCAGAACGACGACGGCGACAAGGCGTATTGCACACGCTGGAACGATTATGTGGACGGCGCGTTCTACTGCAACGCATGGCGTCCGGCGCGACAGAACACCTATTCCGAGGAACGCGACGTCGATCTATCTGCTCCGGAGTTCATGCGTGAGAACGCACGTCGCGGAATCGAGTACCACGAGGAAGGACTTTCCGGCGACGGGATCCGTCCGCAGACGGTCGAAGATGCGCGCTCTATGGCAGCAGGTCGAATCAGCGAAGCGAAGTGGCGGAAGATCGCACCGTGGATCGCACGGCACATGGTCGATCTCGAAGCAGAAGGTGTCGCCGACGGAGAGATTACCGCAGGAGTGGTCGCGCACTATCTCTGGGGATCCGGCGACACGAAGACCGAAGCGCAGCGGACGTTGGATTACGCAGAGCGGATCGTCGATCGTCTCGATGAGCAGCGCGCACCTGCACCTAAGAAGGATCAGATCTTCGGTTCGGAGAAGAATCCTTCCGGATCCGCAGCAGGCAAGGAAGGTGAGATCAAACTCGACGAGAAGACCGAGACGGCATTACAGACGAAGGCTAATGAGCACAACGCACGGATGACCGAGGAAGGCAAGCCGGAATGGACTCGCGTCCGTGTCGGTGCTCTCCGATCGGTCTGGCGTCGCGGTGCTGGTGCGTTCTCGACGTCGCATCGTCCGGGCATGACCAGAGCACAATGGGCGATGGCGCGAGTCAATGCGTTCCTGTATCTCGCTGAGAAGGGACGTCCGGAGAATCCGCGCTATGTCGGCGACAACGATCTTCTAGATTCGGATCATCCGAAGTATTCCGACGCGCGCGCGCTGCAAGACGTATGCGCTAACATCCCGGACAGTATGTCCGAGATCCGCACAACGAACTGGGTAGTCCGCGACGAGAACGAGTCGCGTCGTATCGCGTTCTCGAACATGGAAGTGCGCGCGTCCGACGACGGCACGAAGTTGGTCGGTTACGCAGCGGTGTTCGATTCGCCGTCCGAGCCTCTGCCGTGGACGGAGTTCGTGAAGCGTGGCGCGTTCGCCAAGACCCTGAACGACGGTGCTGACGTCCGACTCCTGATCGACCACGAGGGTGTCCCGTTGGCTCGCACCACGTCCGGCACGCTGACTCTCCGCGAGGATGACCGTGGCTTGCTTGTCGAGTCGGAACTCGATCCGATGAATCCCGACGCTGCCCGTCTGATCTCCGCTCTGCGCCGTGGCGACATCTCCCAGATGTCGTTCGCGTTCCGCACCATCAAGGATTCTTGGAACACCGACCGTTCGGTGCGCGAACTTCGCGAAGTGCAGTTGTTCGATGTTTCCGTCGTCACGTTCCCTGCCTACGAATCGACTGTCGCAGAGTTGCGCGCTCGAAACGAAGGTGCTACCATCGAATCGCCGAACACCCTCGGTCTGCGGAAACGTCAGATCGAGATCGCTCGGCATCGATAGCACAGCCGACCGGAAGCCGTCTCGGACACTTCCAATAGTCACTCTGCGACACACCAATCCAGACTCAACAACACGAGGAAAGAAACATCATGTCGTACTCCGAGACCCTGACCGAGAAGCGCAACGCTCTGCTGGCGAAGGCTGAGCAGATCACCGCGATCGCCACCGATGAGGCACGCGAACTGACCGCCGACGAGGACACCGAGATCGCTGCTGCGCTCGATGAGGTGCGTTCGCTCGACGAGCAGATCAAGCGTCACGCCGAGTTGGAGCAGCGTTCCGCCGAGAGCAAGGAGATCCGCAAGGAGACCGGCGTCGAGTTCGGCGCAGCGGTCGTCAAGTCGGAGCCTCGCACTTACTCGGAGCGGTCGAGCAACTCGTTCATCGCCGATGCCTACGCAGCTCAGTTCAACAACGACTTCGCTGCGAAGGAGCGTCTCGCTCGTCACATGAACGAAGAGCGCGTGGAGCGTCGCGACGTCACGTCGGCGAACTTCGCCGGTCTGGTCGTTCCGCAGTTCCTCACGGATCTCGCTGCACCGTTCGCACGCGCCGGTCGTCCGACCGCCGACATCGCACGGAAGCACGCTCTCCCTGCTGCCGGTCTCACGATCTCGATCTCGAAGGTGACCACCGGTTCGTCGGTCGCCGAGCAGACCGAAGGTGCTGCCGTGTCGGAGACCAACATGGACGACACCAAGTTGGACATCTCGGTGAAGACTCACGCTGGTCAGCAGAACGTGTCGCGTCAGGCATTGGAGCGCGGAACCGGCATCGATTCGCTGGTGATGGCGGATCTCGTCTCGGCGTACCACACCACGCTGGACACGGCTGTCGTTGCGGAACTGTTCGCGTCGGCTGGTCAGGCGGTCACCTACACCGACGCTGATCCGACGGTCGGGGAACTGTATCCGAAGTTGCTGGATGCGATCCAGAAGGTGCAGACCACGTTCTTCGGTGGCCCGAACGTGATCGTGATGCATCCTCGCCGACTGGCATTCATCCTCGCAGCACTCGACAGCACGAACCGTCCGCTCGCAGTCCCAACACCGAATGGCCCGACGAACTCGGTCGCAACCGGATCGGGTTCTGTCGTGTACGGAAACAGCGGATACTCGATCGCCGGTCTTCCGGTCGTCACCGATGCGAACGTCGCCACGAACAAGGGTGCCGGTACGAATCAGGACACGATCTACATCGGCAACACGCAGGAACTCCACCTGTTCGAGGACGGCGACGGATCCCCGATGATGCTTCGCTTCGAGCAGCCGAAGGGTGCCGAACTCGACGTCACGATCATCGTGTACGGATACGCAGCGTTCACCGCGAACCGCTATCCGAACGCTTGGGCACAGATCAACGGCACCGGTCTCGTCACACCGACGTTCTGATCACGTTCTCAAACGACCGCTTGGTAGTGTCGGGACTACCAGCGGATCGTGGAACGGAGAAACACAATGTCGCACGAGATTCAAGCACTTCTCATCGAGCGCGCCGGATACATCCGTCGTGGGTTGAAAGATCGAGTGAAGCAGGTCGATGACGCGCTCGCTGCTCTCGGTTACAAGCAGGCTGTTCAGGAGACCGCATCGGTCGAACCGGAATCGGAGCGAGCAACAGTCCCACGCGCCAGCAAGCGCAAGGGATAACCGATGGCGATCACGAACGGATACTGCACACTTGCCGAGATCAAAGCAGCACTCCGGCTGACGGACGCTACTGACGACACCCTGTTGGAGAACTCGGTCGAAGGAGCATCACGTCGAATCGACGGATACTGCGGTCGGTTCTTCTACCAGAAGCAGGCAACAGTTGAACTGTTCACACGGTTCCCCTACTACCTTCCGATTCCGGAACTCGCGTCGAGCAACATCACGCTGTCCACGGATAACGCAGGAGACCGAACCTTCTCGACGACGTGGAGCGCGAGCGATTACCTGCTCGAACCTACCGACACATCTCTCACCGGTCTTCCATACAACAAGATTGTCGCGATCGCAGCGAAGACGTTTCCGTTGTTCTTCGATCCGGATCGTCCTGTCGCTCGTCTCGTTGGGACTTTCGGTTGGGCTGCTGTCCCTGATGACGTTCGTGAAGCGTGCCTTCTTCTGGCTATGCGTGGCTTCGCTCGCTACAACGCTGCTCTTGGTGTGATCGGATTCGCGGACATGGCGATTCAGGTTCGTGCCGTCGATCCCGATGTTCGTGATCTTCTGATGCCGTACCGGAAACTGACGGTGGTCTAATGCCTGCGACCGTGACGCAAGTCGCGACCGGCATCAAGAATCGTCTCGCGACGATCTCCGGTCTTCGAGCGTTTCCGTATCAGCCGGATCAGATGAACACTCCACCGTTCGCGTATCCGGAACTGAATCAGGTGGACTATCACAAGGCGTTCGCTGGTGGTGACGTCGTGATGATGTGGACGGTGCACGTCGTCGTCGGTCGATACACGGATCGGACAGCGTTCGCTGCGCTCGACGACTTCCTCTCCTATGACGGCGCGAAGTCGATTCGTGCTGCGCTCGAAGGAGATAAGACGCTCGGTGGAGTGTGCCAGACGCTCGTGCTAACATCGGGAGCGGACGTCACAAGTCTCGGTGAAGGTGGAGCCGAGTTCTTGGAAGTTCAGATGACTCTCACCGTTCACGCATAAGGAAACGACATGACGACTTACAAGATTCTTTCCGACCGACTGACCGTCGGAAACAAGGGACAGTCCGTTGACGAGTCGGTGCTCGAAGGTGCTAACATCGAAGCGTTGATCGACGGCGGACACATCGAGCCGGTGTCGAACACAAAGAAGACCGAAGAAACACCTAAGGACAAGTGACCGAACATGGCGAAGATCGTTCTTACCGACGCAAGCATCTCAATCAACAGCGTTTCGTTGAGTGATCTGGCGAACAGCGTCACCATCAACTACGAGGTGGACAGCGTTGAGGTGACCGCGTTCGGGGATACAGCACACAAGTTCGCTGGTGGTCTCGTCAATCTGTCCGTCGAGGTTGCGTTGATGCAGGACTTCGCAGCGAGCAAAGTCGAAGCGACGATCTATCCGCTCGTCGGCACCACCACGACTCTCGTGATCAAGCCGACGTCGAGCGCGGTCGGCGCGACCAATCCTTCGTACACGATCACGGGTGCGTATCTCGCGAGCCACACACCGGTCGCTGGTGCCGTTGGAGAGTTGGCGATGACCACGCTGACGTTCACAGGTGGCACGATCGCGAAGGCTGTCGCCTAACACATCTCAACAGAGAAGGAGATCCGATGAAGATCGGGATGACGGTCGTCTTCGATGACGGCAACAAGAAGAACGTGGAAGCGGTGTTCG